TTCTCAAACCAAAGAAACAGGGGTTCTCCGGAGCCTCTACCAAATTTCAGCAATTGGAAACATTCTCAGTGGGGTGGCCTTTCCGAGTGGACCAACCTTTTTTGTGACGGCTGCGCTGAGTTATTTGTTATTCAGCATGTTGAGTTACAGCGACGAGCTGGAACAACTTGGAAAGTCAGAACCCGAGTGGAAACTGAGAATCCCTCTTGGAACAACATTTAGTATTGCTCTCATTGCTGCATTTATTGTGTTTCGTGTGTGGATGAAGTGTGAGTCTGCTGTCACAGCACTTGGCTCTGGTCTCTTTGGTGTTGGTGCTGGATATTTGGTGTATGTCATTCACATTTATCTGTTTGGCCGTGACTCTACAAATATTTTGGGTCTGCCCCTCTTGACAGATCGCGCTGCTCAAGGACGCCCCTTGTATGTGTGTGCGAAACAAAAGGTGTAGTCTAATGAACAGTTTAAGGGCATCTTAGCTAAAATTGACTGTCAACATACTGGAATATCTTGACACTCAACTGGATAGTATGGCTCACGGACCAGATACGGATGAACTCTTGAGGCGGATTGCGAACAGTCGCGATGGACATCTTAATATTTCCAACCTAAACATTACAAGCATTCCAGAACTTCCCACTGGACTCAAAGGTTTGGGTTGTTCACATACACGCCTAACAAGCCTTCCAGAACTTCCTTCTGGTATTGAATGGTTGAATTGTTCTAACACACCTCTAACGACCCTTCCAGAACTTCCTTCTGGGCTAAATGGGTTGAATTGTTCTAAGACATCATTATTAACCCTTCCAAAACTTCCTTCTGGGTTTCAAATGTTGTATTGTCACGAAACACCTCTAACAAGCCTTCCAGAACTTCCTTCTGGGTTCATCGTATTGGGTTGCTGGGCTACACGTTTGACAAGCCTTCCAGAACTTCCATCAAGTCTTGAATGGTTAGACTGTTCCAAAACACAACTGACAATTCTTCCAGACCTTCCTTCTGGACTTCAACGGTTAACGTGTGATAACACCCCTCTTATTCTTCAACGCGGTAAAGGAGAATCTATTGCTGACTATAATGCTCGTTGGAGGATCTGGAGGGAAGAGGAAGCATCAAAACAACGATGCAAAGAACGTTCTCGTCTCGTCAAGGAAGAGTTAATCACAGAACTTTGGCGACCTGACCGGCTTGAACCATTACTAGAGACGTATGGGTGGGATGTGGTGGAAGCGTTATAGTGCGCTAGGTTCAACTGTTTATTGGTCTAAGTTAGGAAGCGGCTATGTCGGTGATTAGCCCATTTGTTTGTTCAACACGAAATTTACTCGCTCAAGGATTTCGGAGTCTTCCGGTTATTCTTGGAAGCGCCGTGCTTGTTCTAGGACTCGCTCAAGGAAATTTTAATCTACTCTTCTTTTTTGTTGGAATGTGTATTTTAGCACCAACAGTGACGCTAGGCACAAATATGTTGTGGGAGCTCGTGTTTAGCAATACGCCTTGGTGGTTGACAGTACCAGAAGTTTTGTGGAAGGTTCCTGGAGGGGATGCGGCAGCGTGTGCGATTTATCCAACAGGTGGCGTTGTCCCTCCCACAATTGTCAATGCTGTTCCGTCCTTTTGGTTGACCATGATGGCCTTCTTTACGGTGTATTTGTTTGCCAATGCCAAGATGCTCTATGATAAACAAGCTGAATCTAATGCTCCAAAGGTGGCAGTTGAGGCCCGTAAGAGCCAAGCCATGATGGCAATGGTGATTGTTGTGTTGTTTGGTCTGATTGTCACCGTGCTACGCTATGGAATGAGTGGATGTGAAACTGCCATTGGAGTTCTCTTGTCTTGGGTCATTGGAGGTTTATTAGGAAACTATTGGTACAAATTCTTGAGAGCATGTGGCTTGGGTCGTCTGGATGACTTGTTCGGCATCAGTAATCGTATTTTGCCGTATATGAGTGGGGAAGACTCTGACCCCACCGTCTGTGCCCCTGCCTAAGAACACAAAGGTCTGCTGTAAAAAAATTGGATGCTTGGTTCTGCGTAAACCTACTCAGAAGGAAGCATGTCTAAGGTTGAGACTCTCACTATTCGCTTTATCCGCAAGTCTGAAAGTGCGTTTCAGAAGCAGGATGATGTCGTAACCATCAAGCCGCAGTGGCAGCAGACGAATGATGAAGTTCAGACGAAGATGTATGAAGTCAAGATGACCTATTCCTCTGATGGAATGTGTACCAATAAGCAGTATTCAACGACTACTATGCTTTCTGGCTATGACGTGATGTTCTACCTTCGCTCAGTACTAAATCTGGTTAAGTTTGATTCTGACCCCTATAAGTTCATTCAGGTTGATCTGCCGATGATGCCGTCAGTGCTTATTAAGCTAGATGTTCTAGATGATGCGATGCTTCACATTGAGCAGATGGTAGATGTTCTGATGCGGAGTTGGCCGACAATTGTTTCTCAGACTAAGGCCCCTGTTCCTGCCTCAGCAAATGTATCTACTACTGGATTCCCTGTTGCCTATACTACTCCACCCTCTATCAGTCGCATCTGGGAGACTCCGCTCCCCCCTCCGCGCCATATCATCTTTGACACGGATGATGAGAATGGGCGTGACCTGAGTGTTCTAGACCACCCCTAAATGCCGTAGAGCATACGAAGACGAGCAAGAGCAGTCTTCCACCGTTTAGTATCCTCAAACTCCACTAATCCTCTCTGTGTCGCAAGGCTAAACATCTCTGAAAGATTCATATACGGCTCATCAAGCCTCTCTTTTTTGTAGACTTCTGGACACTGACTCTCATCAAACTCGGCTTTTTCAGTCATCCCATTGACACGATTGTGACACCCACAGAGCCAGTTCCGTAGCCACGTACGCCGAGTCTCACCCAAAAGGTTACGCAGATTTGGTACACGATGACTTGCTCTCCATTCCATATAGTGTTGTTTACATAGTGCGCACGGCATGATAAAGGCTTGAGCCTTCAAGAGAACTTCCCAAGCATCAGCCTCATCATTGCTTAAAATAGGCGACTGCTGATTTCCTGCACATTCTGCCAACGTATGCAACAGAAGCCAAAATTTTGGCCCCCACCACTCGCGCGAGAGGCTCACCATTATTTAGCGTCGGAGAAAATTGAACTCGCTGAAATCCGCGTTGTCTAGCAACAATGACACTTGAAGTCCCCGCAGATTTATACAAGACGCTTCAGTTATGCTTGAAAGGAGAGGCTACACGCCTCTGTCGAGACGCTGCAAAAGTGCTTGGTGTTCCAGAACAAGAACTCAAACAAAAAGTGCTGAATCAGCTTCCTCCTGTTCCACTAAAACTGTTCAAGACAGATGACATTCCCACGTCTTGCCCCGTGCTCCTTCAACACAAAACAGTTGTGGAGCGCTGTCGTAAATCAACAGTTCTTGGAACAGGGCGGTGTCTGAGTCACCAACATATCCAGTGCATCCCTGAAGAGGATGGGCAACTACAACTTACCCGCCTACAAGCAACGGAAGAGGAGCAGACACTATGGGTCAATGAAGCAACCAAAGAAGTCTTGGATGCTTCAGGGACCTGTGTTGGAGAGTATGACAATGAAGTCGTAACTCTCTATAGCTTTGAGGAGTAAGAAAAAAATTGTACATCTTTTTCTTTAGAATAAATACACACACAGAATGTCTGAGCTACCACCTCTTACTCTCCCAGAAGCAACCTTTGCTCTAGGGCAGCCTTCTGGACTGTCTGGACTGTCTGGACTGTCTGGCCGTGCTCGTCGTGCTCAACGTGTTCAGTCAGCTCGTTCTAGTGTAATGCCTCCACCGTATCCTACTCTAAAAGGATTTAACGGAGCAGTGAAATCCTTCCACGAGATGTTTCCCAGTCTTCTCTCTATCTGTAAGGATATTCCAATGGATGTCCAAGTCGCACTTACTGTAAGTGGATCCTCCCTTACAGAACGCCATATGTTTCTTAACAGACAGCAAATAAATGTCTTCAACCTAGAACATACACTTCAACAAAGCAAGAATCTGTTCCCAACCTTTTGTGAGGGACCTACAGCAAGTCGTCAAGGTTTAGAGCGTCTAACAATTTGGATTCGTAAAGAACAACGAGTGCGCACAATGATGCGTCGCCTTGTGGCGCTATGGCTCTACAAGCGCTATAAGGACCGAATGCTCAATACGGTAGACCCTTGTACTCTTGAACCCTGTAATAATCCTGTGTATATCTTTGATGCGAGTCGTCGAGGTATGTATCAGTTTGAGGCCTCATCACTCAAGCGCCAAGTAGAATTCAATCTAGGATTCAGCGACTGGCTTCATCCTGAACCAGCAATTCCCAAGAACCCTCTGACCAATCTAGAGTTCCATCCAGGTCAACTCCTCCGTGTGCTCAGTGGAATTCGCCGATACGAGCAAGGCTCTTGGATGCTAGAGGCATTCTATAACGAAGCCTTTCATCTCCGCCGATTTGAGTTAGCGTTCAATCAGCCCCTAAGACTTCACGCAGTGAATGAACTTGCCAAGCAACCAAAATCTGAACAGATGATTGATTTCCTTCAGGAGTTTATCGAGGACCATTACAATGAAAATGAACTCAATAAGCCGTCGGTTCGTATTATTCTTCAATGGGCGTGTGAGCACGAGATGGATGAGCCATATATGATGGAATGGCTAAAGCTATGGAAGGAAATGAATATCACCAAGATTCGGCACGGACTACGCGACAATTCCAATGATCTTCTCAATAAATACTTTGTGCGGTCGCTCCATCTCTTAGAAAATGCTGAAAAAATCGCCGAGTTTGGAGAGCGGCGTCTTGCGAGTCTACCTGTGCGCAATGGTCGCCGTGTAATGCCTCGTCTGAGCCTAGAAGCAGTCCTACTAGAAGGACAAAACCCTGTGATTGCTCAGCCGACTCTTCTGGCAGGTGGGCTAATCCTGCCTTCACAACTTCATGATGCTGCTGAAATTATTGAGCTGACAAATCTTATCGCCAATCTAGTAGTACATGACCAAGACACGTAAACAGAGGGGGCACCCCGTTGCTGTTGCTGTGTTTGATACTGACAAGGTGAAGGGTGAAGTTGTTGCAAAACCTTTTTCTACTGGAGTAAAGCTTGAGGTCAGCTTTACGGATCTACCACCTGGTCCTCACGGGTTTCACATCCACAAGGCTGGTGACCTACGAGGAAAAGGATGTCAAGGGGCTTGTTCTCACTATCATAAAGGCTCTCCTCAATCGCACGGAGGAGCTCCAGGTGAAACGAAACATCGCCACACAGGGGATTTAGGCAACATTGCTTTAGAACATGGGTCATATAAACATACCTATGTCCTACATCGTGTGTCTGTTCAAGACTTGTGGGGACGCTCGGCAATTGTTCACGCAGATGAAGACGATTTAGGACTTGGGCCTCATGAGGATTCTTCAACTACAGGACATAGTGGTGGCAGGATTGCGTGTGCCATTTTTGGACGTGGCCTAGAGTGTTAGATGAAATTCCTTCTTGGCAACCTTTACACAGGGAGTAGACACACGTTTGCTATAAAGATTGAGTACACGGTCAAGAATTTGTTCATAAGTAGAATTTGTATCTTCTCTCAACCACGCTTCAATATGATCAAGAGGAACTCCCCAGCAATAGAGGTGAGGTTGACCTTGAATCCACGATCTCCACCATTTTCCAAGTCCAGGTGTGTGCATCACCCAGCGTTCACGATGAGACTTGAGTTGATCGGCCAGAGGCCATTCATCAGGAATATCACAAGGAAAGTAAGTGTCATAGAAGGTCTCTTTGGCGTCATCTGAGCTCCATTCGTCGCCGTCACAGTCAACAAGCTTTTTCCAATATGCAGAACTCTTTAGTCGTGATAGTCCTAGCTCACGTAACTCCCCAAGTGTGTCTCCACCGCATCCACTCCAGGTTAGCCCATAAAGACATCCTTGAGGAATCGCATATGCTCTCCCCTCTTTTACATTAGTTGCTAGAGACCATTCCAACTGAAGCATCACAAGGTCAAGTGGCTCTTCTGTTGAGAGTTCCTTCCACGAACTTGTAGGTAGCTTTTTCTGGAAACTGAGCAATGCCACTGCGCAGACTCTACCAAAGATAGTGTAACGCCCCAGCTCTGTTTGTAGCACTTCCATCACTTCTTCTAGACGGTCATCTGCTCCATTGACAATTGGTTCCCAGAATGCCTCGTCATCCAACTGACACTGACTCCGCCATGCCTCAACAACTTTACTTTGACCGACTGTTGGTTCGCCTATGACTCCGCACCAGAGAATCCACCAAAGGCTCACATCTCGCTCCGAACAACGAGCAAGTTGCCAACAAAGTCGCATACGCCCTTCACGGGTCTCAGAATGTTTTGCCCACTCAATAAGACCGCTTACACGACTAAGACCAATGGAGAGAAACCAAGCGAGAAAGAGACATCGTCGTCCTTCAAGGCCAAAGCAGGATTCTTCCAGTTCTGTTAGCCAGTAACACGCTTCATAGACACGCTTAGATTTAATACAATACAGCAACGCAGCACGGACTTCGTCCACGCGATACAAGTGTTTGGTTAAGCTCATTAGGATGGTGTCTAATGTGTCCGCGACTTCCGTTCATTGATTTTTTTGCGACCCTACTCCAGAATATTTTCTGTTGGATGCAAGGTGATCCTGCCAATGAAATCATCCCCCGTGTGTGGCTAGGAAATCGGACAGCGAGCCAAGATGTCGGTTGGTTGCGCTCCAACAATGTCACTGCAGTCTTCAATTGTACAAAAGACATCCCTTTTGCTCCTGGAACTCCTCACATGTATCGTGTTCCTGTTGACGACAATTTACAGGATGCAGAGTTGAGAAATCTTGAACATTGGTCGTGGGAAATCGTCTTCAAGCTAATGAAGGAATATAATGAGGGTAATACAGTACTTGTCCATTGTGCAGCAGGAATGCAGCGGTCGGCTGCGGTGGTCGCAATGTTTTTGATTGCCAAATACCGGTGTACAACGGATGAAGCGATTGCGTACATCAAAACAAAACGACCAATAGCCTTCTACATCCAAGCGAATTTTTACAGATCCATCAAGGGATTTGAACGCGCTCTATCAAAAATGATTGTGGATGGAAACCTCTATGAGCAGTATCCTCGTTTACCGCTGCCAAACTAGAGCTGGAATAGGATCTTGGGGTGGTTGGACAAGACTCGCGCGAATCTTGTCTTGGACATCACGAGCAATTGATCCAACTCCAGCACCCCAGCTTCCACGACGCTCATCGTATTCCCAGAAGGCATCAGGGCGATAGCCCCAGTAGCCATACATGTTCAATCCAACCCAAGGTGTTAGAGGCAACTTTCCAGAATAGGACATAGGAATATAATGACTTCCCATCAGGCTACACAAAAGCTTTGGATGTGCTAATACAGAAGGATAGGTCAATGCTCCAAGTGTCACAAAGGGGCTCGTGTAAGTCATCCAAACCACTGGAATGTGGGATTTGGAGGTCTTAATGAGATACCAATCCATATCACTTTCACAACAGGTCTTGACATCTTCAGGAGACAGTTCCACCTTATTACCCTTATTATCTACACTATGAATCCCCTTAAGAGGCGTATTGAGTGTCCACATTGTTCCCATAAGGACCTGGACTCGTGGCGAGGAGAGATATACATCACGCTTACTTCCAAAGAGGACGTTCTTCAATCCAGCCTTTTGAATGTCTGCTTGGATTGTGTCGCTCTGTTGGAACCACGTGCGCTGACCAGCGAGTTCAGTGTATCCAGGAACCCAATAGACCCACTCATAAGTGTCTGAACACCACTTGATAAAGTCCATTGTCTTGGAACAATCTGCTTGCCCGATGTCACCAAGAAGCGCAAGTTGAGGAGCAATAGGATCTAGTAGTTTCTTGGATTCCTTTAATGTCTTTGCGTGAACGGCCAGATTACTAGCATACTGGATACGCAGAACGTGTTTGCTAACTTGCTTCATTCTTGGGAACAGAGGTATTGGCAACTGCGTCAATTTTTTCCACTAGGTAGGAAATGGTCAAGCGTAAGACACGCAAAAACAGAACAAACCGTCCACAAAATATTCCTGGAACTAAAGTTCAACACCACCATTTATTAATGCGTGTGGAACTTCAGACATGCCCAAAAGAAACAGATAAAGAAAAAGTTCAGCATATGATTCAACAAATCATTCAGGATATCAATATGAAGAGTCTAGGGGCTCCTCACGTCTACTATATGAAATATCCCAGATATAACGAAGGTCTAACAGGAATTGCGCCAATTGAAACAAGTCACATTGCGTTTCATTTTTGGACTCGTCCTGATCCGAAAATTCTTCATACAAGCAATAGCAATTGTCTATTGGAGTTTGATGTGTATACCTGTGGATCTCTTTCCGTGCGTAATGTGGCAAAAATTCTTCACCATTTGACCCAATACAAACCGACGTATATTGATATTACGATTCTAAATCGCAATACTGGTTTGCAAATTGAGCGCCATATGCATTGGAATTCTGAAGCACCTGGATCGAAACGTTGGGCTCAATGGTTGGATTCTGACAGATTTGAGTAGTCCTAGTAGAATGGACTTTCTGTCTGGACTGTTTGGTGCGAAGAAGCCGTTGAGCTCTACGGCCGTAAATCGCCCCAATTCCAACCTGTTTGCGACGAATAATCCTGAGGTTGTTCCTCCTACAATTCAGGATGCGTTTGCCAAGTTCATTGCCGCGTGGAAGCGCAAGCAAATCAACGAGTCTGAGCGCTACCGTGCTGCTCTCGCTGCCTTTGCGAGAGAGCATCCCGCTGAAATGAGAGCCTTTTTGGAGGGTCGTTTGGCAGCCTCATCACCCGATGTGCGCGGACTGTCCGCAGAGAACATCCCTGTGATTAAGGAATTTATTCTTCAAGCTGGTGGCAAACGTTCTAGCAAAGGGTCTCGTCTGTCCCGCAGGACCCGCAAGGGGAAGAAGACACGGAAGGCGAAGAAGTCCCGCTCACGTAAGTCCCGTTCGCGTCTGTCCCGTAGGGCGAACAGGGCGTAATCTTCATCGGCCGTTGAGACCATAGTTTATGCTTTTCCACCATATGGCTATGACTGCTCAGTTGAATCACAAATAGACCAGTCAGAAGTGCTGAATTATATAGTGCCAGTAGACCTCTTGCGACTGACATTATATAGTATGAATAACACCTATTTAGACTGAAAGTGTCCGCGCACTAGGGTCGGTTGCACCAGGACTCCAGCGAGGCATCCAGTGATACGGAACACTTGCCATCTCAGCGACTGAGCCATAGAAATGCTCATACTGGCGACGATAGTAATATGCCTCTGCCGTCTTTGGCGTGAGATGCGTATACTTGGCAGCCTTCTCTTGCCACCCCTCGCCAACAATCTCCAGAGCTTTTTCTTGGCAAATCTCATACCATGACTTCTCCTTACCACTCACACCGTCACTAAAGGCCTCCTTCTTGCGCCATAGCACTTCAATAGGAAGAAGTCCTTCTTTCGCAAACGCACTACGCAGAATGGTCTTCTCCATATTGGTTGTAGTAGGACGGCGCAACGCAGTCGCAATGGCTCGTGCACAAGCCACAAACTGCTTATCCAAGAAGGGTGTGCGAGCCTCTAGGCCGTGAGAAGAAATGGAGCGATCAGACCGCAGCACATCAAAGTAATGAATATCCGTCAACAGACGAGCAGTCTCTGCCTCAAATGCCTCATCTGAAGGTGCCAAGTAGAAATACTTATAGCCACCGAAGACCTCGTCTGAGCCATCGCCATTAAACACAACTTTACATTCAGTACGCTTGGCAATTTCACGACTGACCAGCCAATTGCCAACAGACGCGCGAACCGTTGTAATGTCAAAGCTCTCGATATCGCGAATCACTTCAGGAATCACCGCAAAAAACTCTTCAGGGGTCATAATGATTTCCGTGTGGTCAGAGCCAATGTGGTCAGCGACAAGACGTGCATTACGCAAGTCCTCTGAACCCTCAAATCCAATACTAAAGGTCTTTAGAGAGGGAAGTTCTTTGCGCTTCAACTCACGCTGAACAAGCGCAGCGATGAGACTACTGTCTAGACCGCCACTGAGAAGCGCAGCAACAGGGCGCTCAGTCATCATCCGTTTATGAACCGCAGACTCTAGTCCATGAAGCAGGGCTTCTTCAGCCGACAGTTTGTTGGAAAGCAGGGCATGCTTGAGCACAGGAACCGTATGATACGGCTCAAATCCAATACGGGTCAGCGTCTTCAGGTCATACGCCGCATAATGTCCAGGAGGAAACGCCTCAACACGTAGGCAATCCTTTAGAGGAAGCGCCTTGAGTTCGCTGGCAAAGACAATAGACTTGACAGGGCGAGGGCGGCCCTGATCATCAAAGAGCGTCGCACGACGAGAGCCGAGCTCTTTATAGTCAGCTTCTTCACCAACAACATAGCCTAGATACAGAGGACGAACGCCATAAGGGTCACGACCCACAAATGCCATTCCAGCCGCCTCATCGACCACAATTGTCGCAAACACACCGTCAATGCTTTGGAATACCGTGCGGCAATCCGTTTCCGCACCGAGCTTGGATAGAAGGGGGCCTAGAATCTCACAGTCTGAGCCAGAATGCGTCTCAATACCGTGACGCGTAGCCAGGTCTTTCCAGTTGTAGAGTTCTCCATTACAGACCCACGACCAACGACCATCGTAGCGCATCGGCTGCATTCCCTCCGTATTCAGACCGTTAATCGCAAGGCGTGTAAATCCGAGTTGAAATCCATCGCCGTGTGCTAGACGTGCGCCCTCAGGACCACGACCTTTTAGTTGCTTGAGCAAAGCTTTTGCCGTATCGGCGTCAAGAGCTTTGCCTAGACACGCCCAGATTCCACACATCTTATTGGTCTGGCAATAAATCATTTAGGCGCCCTCTGTCTTCTGCGCGTCTTATGTCCTCCCTTTTGTGCAGCTAGATTTGCAAATGGCTTCTTGAACCGAGTAAGTGCCCCTTTTTTCAATCCAAGTGCAGATTCATATCCATCTAGTTTTCCAGGAAGTAATCCAGCATTTTCTGAGGCCTTTTTGGCGTCTAGTTCGTGCCGAAAAATATTGGACCGAATAGCTTGTTTTGTCTCAGTATCAACATTTGCCTCTTCTACTTCTTTCACTAGATTGCTACGAATCGCAGTATATTGACTGTCTCTTACCCATCCCTTTGTAATCGCAGGATAGTCTTCCAAATATTCTGGCTCCGTAAGCATAAGTCGTGGACTTCCCTTATAGGACACAGCAATAGTAGAATAGTGGCTTTGGTCTGAGTTATACATCACTATCCAAGGAAATCCATTCAATGCCTTTTCCTCTGAGACAAGAGGAGTCAATTGAACACCGCCTAAGTCACGAGTTACAACAAGGGTATTGAGTTTGTATTGCTTCAAAAATGCGCGGATTTGTCGTTCCTCTAAAAATAATCTAGTATTTGCCACAAGAGAAAGATCAGAAAGGTCATTAAATAGTTTCAAAAATTCTAGTGTGCGAAACCCTTTTCCAACTGTGCTACGATCTGCTTCTGACAGTCTACGATAGGTTGGGCTAATTGCTTGAAGTGCGGCGTGAATAAAGCATGTTCCATCACCAGCAGTATGAATCGTATGCCACTTATGTGCTGTAATCTCTGTTTGTTGGCGTTTTGTGAGAGTATCTGTACCAGTCAACTCAGCGAGAAAATAACTACTACCCTTTTTAATTGGGGTTGTTGTTTCCTTTTCTTCAAGCTTGAGTTTCTTTCTCGCAACAAAGGCTTGAATCCAAAGGTCTATTTTTTCCCAGCTATCAAGCGGAATCCCCTTTGGTTTAAGGGTAGGTACTGTATATCCTTCTTCACAGGATGGTTCCGTCCATAGTTCAAAATATTCAGGGACATCATCCGCCTCAAATACTTCAGGAATTTGATTTGCGATACTCTTGAGTTCGCATAGGACTGGATTATCCCACGTAAATAGTGGTCGTATGACGATCGTTTGATTTGGTTCTTTACTTAGTTCAACAAGGGGCTCGTAGGTTCCTCCCTCGTACCCTATCATCGCAACAACAGGACATTCAGGAGCTTGATAGAAGGTTTGCGCTACTGGAATAAATGTATCAATATCGTCAACAAATTGTAGCACCAAAGTGACAACACCAAAAAACCATCCAAGAATAAATCCTAAATTATGTGTGATTACCGGTTCATCTTCGTAGAGTTGAGCTATAGAGGCATCTAACTCAAATTGTTCAGACCATTCTTTTGGAAATGCATCGTGTATGTCTTCAATGCGATCTTTACAATATCCACGAAATGCGCGTTGAATTTCCAGTTGCGTCTCAAATCTCAACAAACGATATTGTTCACTCATTTGGAACAAGAAACAATCAAACCAGGACAGATTGCTGTCATTTCGCACAGCGACACGATAGAGATCTAGAGGATAGAGGAGTTGAATTTGTTTCTCATCCTCAGACTCCATTGCCATCAGTAAAACTTTTTCTTCACTGACTAAGAATGGTCTGAACTTAACTGGTTTTTCCGTT